CAGTTGAAGATGTCAGCGCAAAACTGCTGACACTCAAAACCGCAGAGGAATGTCGTGCTTAATACAAGACTCTGCCCAAAGCGATTCAGTCAGAAGTGACTGATGAATTTATAACCCGTGTCAAACAATTTGAGGAACAGGCATGAACAACTTCAGTGGTATTGGTCGCGTAGGCGGTGATCCTGTAGTCACCCAAACCAAAGACGGCAAGGCTGTCGCTACCTTTTCGGTCGTGGTCGATTCTGGCTACGGCGACAAGAAGATCGGCACTTGGATTAAGGTCGCGCTCTTTGAAAAACGCGCTACCGTTGCAGAATACATCAGCAAAGGCGACAAGATCGGGATCAACGGCGAGATCGTCAACCGTGAATGGACTGCCAAAGACGGCACGAAACAGCACACGCTTGAACTGGCTAACGCCAATGTCACGCTACTGGCATCCAAGAAAGACGCACCACAAGCAAGCCCGAAGGCACAGCAAGCCGTTGCTGATAACTTCGATCCGTTCAGCGACAAAGTACCATTCTAAGGATTACTAATGTCTGACAAAAAGCACTTTTACTTGACCATGACTTGCGAAGAAATTGACCAACTGCGTGCAATCGGCGGTGGATCGTTAACTGCAGGACTTCGCGCACTTGTTGCCGTAGATGTCTCTGAGTTTACTTTGGACAAGCTGTATACGCACCGTACTTCTGTTCGCCTGTTGCCTGCAGATCTGCAGACCTTTAAGGATATCGGCGGTGGCAACATCACCAAAGGCATTCGCAGGGCATTGTCCGTAACTCTTTCTAAATCTGATCTTATCAACTAAGGATATTTATGCTCGATCCAAACAGGAAAAACTATATTACCGCAAGCAATGTCGGTGCAATTCTGGGTCTTGGCAAATACAAAAAGCCAAACGCAGTTCTGAATGACATGGTCAAAGCGTTTCGCGGTCAACTGGAATACAAGGATAACCCTGCATTCCAACACGGTCGTGATAACGAATACAAGGGCGTGCAGTACGCCAATGAGTTCATGAAGTTCATTGCCACTGGCGCGAGTCAGATGTTCGTTACCAAAGGCTTTCTGGGCGCAACACCAGACGGCATCAGCGAAGACGGCTCAGTCGTGCTTGAGATCAAAGCACCGTTCAAGCAAGACTACTCTGCCCATAACTACGAACTGTATATGCCTGAGTATTACGCACAGATGCAAGTGCAGATGTATTGCACTGGCGCACAGCGTGCGTTGTTTGTGGTGGTCGGTAGCGATGAACAGATTAGCCATGTCTTTGTTTCGTACAATGACGCATGGATGAAAAAGCATCTTCCTACCCTGAAAGAATTCTATGACTCTTTCAGGAAGATCGTGGACACAGACTCTGACTTGGATAACGCTGATGCCAAGCGACTGTATGAACTCAACAAGCAGATCAAACAATTGCAGGCTGAATATGACCAAGTTCGTGATGCGCTATTGGCTGAAAATCCTAACGGCGGTACTTTTGGTAATGTATCTGTTTCTATCATCGAGAAAAAAGGAACAGTAGATTACAAGAAGATCGTCAGCGAGTTTGCGCCACAGGTCGATGCCGAAGCGTATCGCGGTAAGTCTTCCAAATATGCGAAGGTGACATTCAATGACGAATGAAACAAGCGCAGAAAGCAAAGCCAAGAAGATGAATGCCAAGCTGAAAAGCGAGTATGCGCATTTGTATTTACTGGCAAAGTCAGCAGTAGACAGTTGGGAAGATCCGCTAACAGCAAAACTGGATCTTGAGAAACACATGGTCGAACTTCGTAACTACATAAGGAACTGAGCATGGACATTGAAAACGATGAAGTAGATATCAACGATCTGGGCAATGTGCCGACCAAGACGCTGATTAACCTGATTACGGAAATGTGCTTGGAAGTCGAGCGCAGATACTCCGAAGACACTACGGTCAACTGACATGGATCTAGATGATGACAAGCAAGACGCACTGCGGTGGCGTTACCTGTGCGACTCTGAGCAGTTGCCGTTAGAGATGGCAATGTTGCTATCTCTTGGCGCAGATCGTCAAGCATTGAACACTGTCATTGACAAGGCAATGCAGGGCAACCGTATTGAGAGTCTGAACTAATGATCATCTGCCGAAAAACAGATAGCCCCGAAGACATCGACCGTCTGGTCTCTGTATTGAAGGCAGAGATCAAGGACAGGCTTGCGTCTGGTCAGGACATCCACTGCAAGGTAGCGAACTACATACCCAAGCGCAGTCTGGAACAGAATGACAAGATGTGGACTCTGATACACCACTTCAGCAACACGCTACAGGTGGTCGTAAACGGCGAGAGCAGGCTTATTAGCCCTGAAGACATGAAGGACTACATGACTGCTCAGTTCCTGCTCGACATGGCGTTAGAGACGAACACAGCACCGAAGTTTGCCCAGACCAAGACTGGTCACTTTATCCTGCTTGGCAGTCGCACAAGCCGATTCACGATGAAGCTAATGGCAGAGTTTATTGAGTTTTTAGAATACATGAAGGCAGAGCATGACGCTGAAGCAGATCCAAAGTGAAATTGATGTTGCCACCAAAAAGATCATTGGCAAGTATTGCTTTGCCTGTGGGCGTTCTCGACCGATTGACCAGTTCGATCTGGTAGCCAAGAAGTCGGTCACAAAGTGCCGTGACTGCCAAGCCAAGTATGGAAAGAAGAAATGATAATTCCAGACAAGTTCAAAATTGCAGGGCATACGGTGACCGTAAAAAAGAATGCCAGACTTCCGTCTGACACTCACGGTCTCTGGACTAACAGCAAAAAGACCATCAAGTTAGCCAAGTTCCCAAAAGGTACTGCCCAGAGTTACATCTACCAAGTTTACTTTCACGAACTGGTACACTGCCTGTGTGACACGATTGGGCGTACAGAATTGGGCGAAGACGAAGGCTTTGTGGATGCCATGAGCGAAGCACTGATGCAGGCTCTGCTGACATCTGATCCGAAGATGCTGAAGGATGCCGATGGGCAAGAAAGTTGATATAGTCTTAGCATATGCGCCACCGACCGTTAACCATTACTGGCTACAGCGCGGTCTACGGCGTTTCTTAACTAAAAGGGCGAATGCCTTCAGGCGCGACATTAAAGACCACTGCAAGGGTCACAGGCTTGAAGGACTGCTGTCTGTGCGCATTGACTACCATCCACCAGATCGGCGCAAGCGCGACATTGATAACATCATCAAGCCGATACTGGATGCGCTACAGCACGCAGGGCTGTTTGAAGATGATTTTCAGGTCAAAAAAATAACCGCCACCAGACACGATGTCATTAGTGGCGGTTCGTGTGTAATTACGGTGGCTGAGTTAATCGACTGACTCAGTGTTCCGATCCAGAGCATCGACCAGATCCTGCTCTGCGTACTCCAGATCGCGCTCTGCATTGCGCAGATCAGACAGCAGATCGTTGAAGTCAAGTTCTGTAATAAAGTCATAGTTAGCCTGAAAGACGCGCTCACAGACTTCTTGGTACTTGTCGTAGTTCATCGAATGTAGGATGTCGCTAACGCTGTAGCCGTAGACGACCGTAGGATTTTCACGGTCGATCAGGGTACGGACTACAGACTCATAGTCGCCCCAATACGGCTTCCAGTTGGTAATTTCTTCTTTGGCGCAATCCAACAACTCGCGCTTCCAAGCTATGGTTTTTTGCAGTTCTGCGATGTTAGACATAGTTAGACTCCTGTATGGATGTGCGGTATTTGCCACCGATGCCAGAAGTGATATAAATGTATCCTTTCGCGGTGCGCTTGGCAGGCACAGTCTTAGTTTCGCCCCACAGCGTGACTTCAACTGTACCAACTTCAAAGGTATCGCCCCAACCAGTGGTTTCAGAAGATTCGGCTTTGAAGCTGTCGTTGTTGATAATTTTCATGGCGGTATTCCTGTGTTGTTGGTGGTATACATATGGTCTCGCATTCCATACCCTTTTGCAAGCACTTTTTTGTATGGATTATTAGCCCATACAAATCAATGACTTGCGTAGGGGGGCTTATGGGTTTATTATCCAAAAAGTGCCATAAAATGGCTAAATTGCGCAGAATTTGAGGTCGTATGTCAAAAACTATTAGTGGACTGCCGTTAGCTGAAACCCTGACTGGCGATGAACTTCTGCCAGTTGTGCAGGATGGAAACACCGTACAGGCTACCGTTGAACAAGTGGTGGCTCTTGTTGGGAATACGGCGGTCTGGGGCAACATAGAAGGCACGCTGTCTGACCAGACCGATCTGCAAACGGCTTTGGATGCAAAAGTTCCTTACACTGGCGCAACAGGCAATGTCAACTTAGGCGAGTATGGACTTACATCAGGATATTTTCAGGCAGATCTAACACCATCAGGCGCATCTGCTGTTGGTCGGATGATATGGAATCCTGACTTCAGGACTACCGACTTAGGCTTGGGCGGTGACAATGTTGTTCTGCACATTGGTCAAAAACAGGTAATTCTGGTCGTAAACAAGACGGGTGCTACCCTTACTGGCTCTGATTATCAAGTGGTTAAGATTTCAGGCGCACAGGGACAGCGACCAAAGGTAGCATTGGCGCAGGCTAATAATGACGCAAACTCTGCTGACACCATTGGCATTGTCAATGAAACGATTACTAACAACCAAGAAGGCTTTGTCTGCACAACTGGTACGATTACCAACATCAACACGACTGGCTCGATGCAGGGCGAAACATGGGCTGATGGCGATGTGCTGTACCTATCGGGAACTACGGCAGGGCAAATCACAAAAATAAAGCCACAAGCACCGATTCATACCGTCATTGTCGGCTTTGTTATCTATGCTCACGCTAATCAGGGCAAGATTTATGTAAAGGTCGATAACGGCTATGAACTTGACGAACTGCACAATGTAAGAATCAACGGCGTAACGGATGGTCAGGTTTTAGCTTACGACTCTACCCTTAGCGTCTGGGAAAACATCAACCAGTCTGCAATAACATCTGGCAACTCAGATAAGGTAGACGGTTATCATGTCCAAGTAGACGGGACAGGCACAGATCCAAATACGATTTACTTCAAGACGACTGGCGGTGTCGATCCAAGCCAAGCAATTTGGGGTGATATTACTGGATCTATTGTAGACCAGACGGATCTGTATAACGCACTCGTCACTGGATCATACGCTACTGGCAACTGGAACATTAACGCATCTAGTGTAGATGGATACAGCGTTCAGGTAGACGGAACTGGTACTGATCCGAACACCATCTACTTCAAGACCACTGGTGGATCGATATCGGTGGAATGGGGCAATGTCACTGGCAAACCGACCACCATTGCAGGCTACGGCATCACCGATGCCTATACGATTGACGAAGTAGATGATCTGCTCATAGCCCTGAACAACGCCAAAGCCAATGTCGCCACTACACTGGCAGGCTACGGCATCACCGATGCATACACCAAGATCGTGAGCGATGCGCGGTTCTTGGGCATCACGGCTACGGCAGTCAACTCCGACAAGGTCGATGGCTACCATGTCCAAGTAGACGGAACTGGTACTGATCCGAACACCATCTACTTCAAAACGACAGGTGGCTCGATCTCTATCGACTGGGGCAATATCTCAGGCACTCTGTCGAATCAAACCGACTTGCAGACTGCGCTTGATGGCAAATATTCCACATCTAACCCTTCAGGGTATATTACTGCTTCGGCTCTTACTCCATACGCACCAATTAACAACCCGACATTTACGGGTACGGTTAGTGGCATTACTAAGGCTATGGTCGGTCTTGGCAATGTGGACAATACGGCAGATGCGGTTAAATCTGTTAGCTACGCAACTTCGTCTGGAAACGCAGATACTGTTGATGGATACAATGTCCAAGTTGATGGAACTGGAACAGACCCAAACACCATCTACTTTAAGACGACTGGTGGAAGCGTTAGCGTAGAATGGGATGATGTATCAAATACCCCGACTACTGTTGCAGGATATGGAATAACGGATGCCGTTACAACTTCGGGCAACCAAACTGTTGGTGGCACTAAAACATTCTCAAGCACGATTACGG